GAGCCTTCGGCCCCAGAACACGCTGTCACGCTGGGCGTTCGACGGCGACGGCGGTATCCAGGGCATGTACCAGAGCACCGAGCGGGGCGAGGTCTTCATTCCGATCCAGCGCGCCCTCCACTTCCGCACCACCGAGGCGGGCAACCACCCCGAAGGGCGCAGCATGCTGAAGAACGCCCGGCGGCCCTACTACTTCCAGAAGCGCCTGGAAGAGTTCGAAGCCATCGGCGTCGAGCGCAACCTGACCGGCATTCCGATGGTCGAGGTGCCGATCGGCATGCTCAGTGCGGAGGCGACAGCCGAAGAGAAGGCCTCACTGAATCTGATCGTCGAGCAGGCCAAGGCGCTCCGCCGGGATGAACAGGCGGTGGTGGTGGTGCCCAGCAGCACCTACATCGAAACCGTCTACGACCCGAAGACGGAGAGCCGCAAGCCGGTCGAGCTGAATACCGGGTACAAGTTCAGCCTACTCGGCGCGCCCGGAAGCACGCCCATCGACGTGAACCCGATCATCACTCGGTACAAGCGCGACGTGGCCGTGACGATGCTGGCCAGCTTCTTGATGCTGGGCATCGACGGCAAGGGCAGCCTTGCCTTGTCTACCGACCTCACCGATCTCTTCGAGCTGGCGGGCGCGGGCATTCTCGACGGAGTGGCGGCCACCTTCAACCGGTTCGCGGTGGCCGGCCTGATGCAGCTCAACGGCGTGCCGCCGGAACTCTGGCCGACCCTCGAGCACGGTGGCCTGAGCGACGCGGCTCTGAAGGGCCTGATCGCCTCGCTGAATGGCCTGCTGACGAGCGGCGGTATCACGCCCGACGAGAACCTGGAGACCGAGTTGCGCGAGAAGCTCGGCGTTCCCAAGAAGGCTGAGACCGCCAAGCCGGACCCCGCCGTGCAGACCGGCTCCGGCAGCGGAGACGGCACGCAACAGGATGGCCAGCCGCCAGGGCAGCACCAGGCCCTGGCGTTCGACCACACGTTCTAGGAGGTTCGTATGACACTCAACCGCAGCCCCACCCTGAAGCTCATCACCAATGCCTTCCTGACCGATGCCTGGGCATTGACACCCACGATGTTCGAGCGTGTCCACGAGATCATCCTCGAACGCGGGCGAGGCGAACGCCCGGACCTCGCTGAACTCCAAGCGAGGATTGATGGTCAGACCTACGGCGCCGATCCGCAGGCCGAGACCCAGAACGGCGACGTGCGCGTCGTCTCTCTCCATGGTGTGCTGATCAGCCGTGCCGGAATGATGGACATGATCAGCGGCGCCACCACGCCGCAGATGTTCGCCACGCTGGTCCGGGCCGCCGCAGATGACCCTGCGGTCAGCACGATCGTTCTGGATGTCGATTCGCCGGGCGGCACGGTCAGCGGGACGCAGCTCGCCGCTGAGGCTGTGAGCTACGCCCAGACAAAGAAACCGGTCATCGCCTGCATCAATGACATGGCGTGCTCCGCCGCTCTTTGGATCGCTTCTCAGGCGGGCGAGATCGTGATCCCAAGTAGCGGCACGATCGGCAGCATTGGCGTGATCGGGACGCACGTCGACCGCTCTAAAGCCCTCGCCCAGGCGGGCCTGAAACACACGGTCATCCGCAGCACGCCCGGCAAAGCCCTCGGGCAGCCCTCGGAGCCCATGACCGGCGCGGCCCTGGAGCAGACCCAGGCCCGCCTGGACGCCCTGCATGCCGAGTTCGTGCAGGCCGTTGCCACCGGACGGGGAGTACCGCTCAAGACCGCGCAAGCCTGGGGAACCGGGGACACGTGGCTGGGCGCGGAGGCCGTGAGGATCGGCCTCGCGGATCGCCTCGGCAGCATCAGCGAGGTACTGGCCGAACTGACCGCGCCCAGCGAAGACGCCCCAGATGACGCCAGCTTTACTTACGTCCCCGCAGCGGCGAAGGCTGAAACACAGCCGACCGCCACCGAACCGCCACCGGAAGCCGAGCCCATCGCACCAGACGCGGCCGCGTCTGAGGAGGAACTGACCATGAACATCCAGACCATCACCGCGAAACTCCAGAAGGGCGAGACCCTGACCGCAGAGGAAAGCACTTTCCTCGCCACTCACCTGAGCGGCCTCGAGCAGCCGGGTGCTGCCGCTGCCGCGACCCAGGCTACCCCCGTGCCTGCTGCTCAGGCCCAGCCTGCCGCTGCGGCCCCCGACACCAGCGCTTGGCCGCCTGAGGCGCGCGCCGCCTTCGAGGGCCTGAGCGGCCGTGTGACGGCGGCCGAGGGCCGCGCCCAGAGCGCTGAGCAGGCCGCGGCCGCGGAGCGAGACATCCGCCTGACCGGGCACTTCGAAGCCAAGGCCCGCGACCTCGGCCAGCCGGTGGCCTTCGCGGCCACCCTCCGCGCGGCCCACGACAAGCTGACCAAAGACGAGTACGAGGCCTACGAGAACGCCCTGAAGGTCGGTGCTCAGGCCGCCTCCGGCCTGATGCACGAGCGCGGCAGCGCCACCGCCCAGGCAAGCGGCGACGTGTCGGGCGAGCTGACGACCCGCGCCAAGGCCCTGATGGCTGCGGATACCCGTCTGACCCTCGTCGACGCGCAGAAGCAGGTCATGGCCGCCGACTCCGCCTTCGCCCACCGCTACCACGCCGCCCTGCGCAACTGAGCCCGACCGCCCGCCCCCCACCCGGCCCTCTCGCCACTCACCCGGCGCCTGCAAGACGCCCAAGGAGCATCCATGTCCACCGTCAAGCCCCTCCAGAAAGATGTCGGCCCTGCCGCCGGCGACCTCACCGCCCATCAGTGGAAGGCCTGCAAGCGAACCACCAGCAACCAGGTGCCCAGCATCGATCTGGCCGACACCACCGAGTCTGTGGCCGGCACCATCGAGCTGCCCGGGCACGTGGCTGGCGCCTCGACCACCTATCACACCCTGGGCCGCAGCAAGGTCCATGTGGGCGCGGACGTGGTGAGCGGCGACTTCGGCAAGATCGGCGCCACGCCCGGCGTGGCCGTGAAGGCCGCTGTCGGTGAAGCGTACTTCTGCAAGTTCGCCGAGGCGGGCCCCAGCGGCTCCATCGTCGCCTGCGAGCTGGTGGCCGGCCTGCGCCACGCCTGAAAACCTGCACAGACCAGAGCGGGCCGCCTGAACTGTCAGGCGGCCCGCGTCCAGTTCCCGTCCCTCCACCCTCTCCTCAAAGGACGTGCCCACCATGACCGGATCCAGCGCACCTACTCCCAGCCAGTACAACAACACCAGCGGACCGCTTCCTGCCAGCCACAGCGGTGGCCGGGTCGATCCGTACCTCACCAACATCGCCATCGCCGACCTGCAGGCCGACCAGGACTTCCTCGCGCCGAACACCTTCCCGATCCTCCCCGTCACCCAGCAGGGCGGCCGGTACAGCGTGTGGGACCGCGGCAGCCTGCTGCGGCCCGAGATGCGCCTCAAGCCCTACGGCGACCGGCCGGTGCAGGGCGCCTACAAGCAGCACAACGACTCCTTCTGGTGCGAGAACTACGCACTCGAGAAGGTGATCGACCCGGCCGACATCGCCAACTCGCTCGACCCGATGGCCCCCTTCGAGGGCGCGGTGAACTACCTGACGCTGAACGCCAAGCTCAGCATGGACAAGGACTGGGCCGAGAGCTTCTTCCGCACTGGTATCTGGGCTTTCGAGTACCACGGCACGAGCAGCAACCCCAGCAGCACGCCCGACACCGCCGACTTCCTGCAGTGGGACCAGGCGGGCGCGATGCCCGCCCAGTTCATCCGCAGTCGCGCGACGCGCATGAAGCTGATGACCGGCCGCAAGCCGAACGTCATGGTGATTGGCGAGAACGTCTACAACTACCTGGTCTTCTCTCCGGACTTCGTGGACCGCGTGAAGTACGTCCAGAAGGGCATTGTGGACATCGACCTGATGGCACAGTTCTTCGACGTGGACCGGGTCATGGTGGCGGGCGGCGTGTTCAACAACGCCAAGGAAGGGCTGCCCGACGATTTCCAGTTCATCATTGACGCCAACTCGGTATGGCTTGGCTTCGTAGCCCCCCGGCCCAGCAAGGACATTCCCTCGGCCGGGTACATCTTCAACTGGCGTGGCCTCACCAACGCCATGAAGGGCCCCCGCGAGGACGCCCAGAACACCAGCGGCCTGGCCGTCATCCGGCGCGGCTACGACGACCGCGCGCCGGCCGACTGGATCCAGATCCACACCGCCTACGACATGAAGGTCACGGCCCCGGACCTGGGCATGTTCCTTACCAACGTGGTCGGGCAGAACCTCATCGCGCAGTAACTGAGCGAGCGGGTGAGCCCGCTCGTCTCCATGGAGGCAGGATGTCCGAGAAACAGTACGTGGCCCTGAAGCAGATCCTGCTCGGGGACAGAACCATTCGGCCCGGCGAGGACGTGCCGATCCTCCCGGGCCGTAGTTACCACCAGATGCTCAGCCTCGGCCAGATCGCCGAGAAGCCCGAAGCAACCCCGGCCGCATTGCCCGACGGGGCCTACTCGGTGGTGTTGCTGATCGGCAGCCGGGTGATCTTCGTCGACCACGAGGGCCAGCCGACCGAGGTGACCTACCACGGCCTTCAGGAGCCGGACGAGGCAGCCCGAGGAACGCTGGAACTGGCAGTGGGGCAGCTCGCGGCGCTGGTGGCGTTCCCGGACGATCCGGAGCCCGCTCTGGTGACGCTGGGCAGCCTGACCTGGGGCGACGCGGCCGAACTGCTGGCGCTGCGACTCGAGGCGGCCGAGACCGCCCGAGCACACCTGGAAACGCAGCTCGCCACGGCCACCGAGGCCGGTCAGGCAAGCCAGGTCCAGATCGATCAGCTGACGACGCAACTCAGCGTGTCCGCCGAGACTGTCAAGGGGGCGGTCAGCCTGCAGGCGCAGGTGGACTGGCTCACCCTGCTGCTGGGCGCTGTGCAGGCCCAGGGCGAACCGCTCGCCGAGGATGCTCCGGGGTTCAAGGAACTGGGGGCGGTCGGCGTGCACACCCGTGAGGGCGTGCTGCTGCTGGCGGCCGAACCGGCGAACCTGATCAAGGTCAAGGGGATCGGGCAGGCAACGGCCGACAAGCTGCTCACCTGGCTGAATCCACCTGAGCCGGCTGGAGGCTGACGTGACCGCGCCTACTGCGGTCACGGCGGAGCAGAAGCGTGACCTGCGCCAGCTGGCCGGGGCTGGCGCCTATGACCTGTGGCTCAGCCTCTACAAGGATGCGAGCACCAGCGAACCCCAGGCGCTTGCCGCTCTGATCAGGCGCAACGCGGGCGATGTCCGACTCGCGGCGGCCGACATGCTCGACGGGGTGATCGATGGGGCCGAGACGATCAAGAAGCTCAAGATCGAGGGCGAGCTCGACGTCGAGTTCAACCCGGTGAGTTACGCCACCAAATCGGCCAACCTCCGCAGTCAGGTCGCTCTGAGCGCCGGTCAGGCCAGGCGCTTCGGACCGCCACTCGCCGGCATGGCTATCGGGCGCAGTGATGTGCCGCAGGCCTTCCGCCTCTCGGACAGCCAGCTGCCCAGTGACCTGGACCGGCTGGGCACCGTGGCGGGCGGCGAGAAGATCGACCGGGAGACGCCGTGAGTCTGCTCGGCAAGATCCAGGCGGCCGTCGGAAAGGTCCAGAGCAACCAGGACCTGAACGAGGTGCGCTTCCAGCGCACCCTGGTCTTCGAGTACTCAGGGCACACCTACACGGTGCGGTGCTCGATCACCGACCCGAATAAGGTGGACAACAGCGTGAACCGCGCCACCCTGATGGACGTCGAGGTAGACGTCCGCCGGGACACTCGGCTCCTGCGGGTGCATCCGGAAGATCTGGAGGAGCGGCCGCCTGTGGGCGCTGAGGTGGCCTGGGACGGTCGCACCCTGCGGGTGGTCAGCTGGTCTCAGGCCAGCGAGTACACCGGCCAGACCCTCGGCACCTGTCTGCTGGAGGGCTGATGGCCGCCGACCCGCTTGCCCACGTGGTGCAGCGGTTGGAGGAAGCGAGCTTGAAGGTCCTCGGCCCCGAACAGCTGGACGAACCCGCCGAGTACGTGCCGACCGCCGCTGGCACCAAGCCGAAAGCGGGGGGAGGGTCAGTGCCAACCGGCCTGCACGCCTACCTGACCGACAAGGGCAGCTATCTCCAGGTATACGAGCTCGCTCCCACCTTCACGGCCTCCGGTGTCTATGACACCTACTTGCTGACGGTGGATGCCCTGGCCATCGGACGCGAGCCCGCCCGCACCTTGGCCGCTCAGGCCAGAACCCTGCTCTCCCGCACGCCACGTAAGGGTGGCTACATCACGACCTTCCAGCCGGAACGGATCGAGCCCCTCACCCGCGACGTCTACCGCGTCACGGTGCAATACGAGGTGCGCCAGGTGCGCACCCAGGAGTAACCATGCCCCTAGAGCCCGTCAACACCAACGTGACCGACGCCGGAAATATCCAGACCCTCGGCCGCCGTGGCTACTTCTACAAGCAGGGCATCGGCTGGATCGACCTCGGCCTACTGGAGAGCGTCGCCATCGCCCGAGCCAACACCCGCAAGACGTTCAAGAACAACCGGATCGGCAAGACCCAGACGTTCAAGGACATCCCCGACGATGACACCCAGACCTTCACCATCCAGACCGGCTCGACCGGTGACAGCGCTGTACGTGGCCTGTTCACCGGTGGAACGGCCATCGCCACAGGTGGCACGGTTCCGGCAGCCTTTGCCGCCACGACCGACCTGGATCTGGGCGACTACGTCTCGGCCAGCGGCCGATACTACGAGGTGACGACCGCCGGCAAGACGGGCGCGGCTGCCCCGGTCTGGCCCAATGTTGCCGGTCAGACCGTCGCCAGCGGCACCGTGACGTTCACCGATCGGGGCACTGCGGCCCCTGCTGCTAGCCAGACGCTCGCCTACGCCGACACGGCTGCGGTGACATACGGCGGGTTCATCCTGGTGCGCGAGACCAACGAGGCTGGCGGCTCGAACATCATCCGCGGGTACCCGACCGTGCAGATCGCCGGCAACGGGGAGCCGGACATCCAGGGTTTCGACGGCCTGGAGTTCCTGCTGACGGTGCTGGGTGCCAAAGAGTTCACTCCTCCGGCCGCATACGGGAACTTCGGAACCGTCAAACCGGATGGTGTGGTTTACCAAGTCTCGAAGGCCAACAGCAAAGCGCTTGAAGACGCCCTGGCAGACGCCATCAAGACGGCGGTCGACGCTTCCTGAAGCTCACTCCGGCCCGCGCTGGGACAGGCGGGCCACCCCCAAAACGAGAATCCACAATGTCAGAACACGCCCAGACCGTCCCCCTTTCGAATGGCGTGACCATCACAGTGGTCGCCTGGTCGCTGGACCAGATCGCCGCCAACAGCGCTGACTTCCTGAACCTGCTGCGGGCCTTCACCGCGAGCCTGACCACCGACCAGCCGCTGAGCCAGGAGTTCGCGGCCTTGGTGGTCCGGACCGTCCGGCTGAGCCTGCAACGGCCAGAGGACGCCGCGCACGTTACCGCGCGGGACTTGCCGGAGCTGATGCAGGCCGTGTGGGACGTGAACGGTCTGGGTGATTTGGTAAAAAAACTGTTGTCCCTGCAGCTCCAGGTCAGGACGGGGTTGCAGGAGGCGCTGGGCCAGTCCTCGACCTGATCGACCAGGCCCTGGAAGTGCTCAGCTGGGAAGAGATTCGGCAGACACCGGAACCGATCCTGAGGCGCCGCTTGGCCGCCCTGGAACGAGCTCGGGCCAGAACCCGGGCAGATGCCCTCGAAGACGCAGCGATGTCGGCCGAGATCAACTGGGGACAGGAAATCATCGGGCAGGTGCCCAGATCGAACCTGCCCTACAAGGTCGTCGATCGGCCGTTCAACCTACACATCCACAAACTGCGCCGGTCTGGCGCTGGCCTGCCGCTCGAAGAATTGCCGGATGAGCGGGCGGAGCGGATCCAGGCTGAAAACGAACGCCTCGACGCCCTGTTAATGAACTGAGGTGATGTATGGCAGCACCCGCATTTCTGGACGGCTCGAAGACTCAGAAGGCCTTCGGCAAGCGACGGCAGGCTATTGAATCCCAACTCCAAGCGCTGGCCGAGTCCGCCGCGATTGCAGGCGAGCAGCACGCCCAGCGGGGCCTCCAGGCGAACGTGTACGGCACGGCGCCCGGCGCCTACCGCCGCACCCACCGCCTCAAATACAGCACCTACAAGGACGGCACTTATGCTGCTGGGCTTCTGCGCGTGGTTCTCGGCGACACCGCGCCTTACGCCGACAAGATCGAGTACGGGACCGGCCCGCACGAACTCAGCCCGGCTCAACTCCAGCAGTACCTAGAGACGCTCCCGAAAGGTGGGCTGCTGAAGTTCGGCCGCTCAGGCAAAGCATATTTGTACCCCGGTCCATACATCGGACCGGGGCTGATTTTCGCGCGCTACAAAGTGCGGGAGCAAATGGCACTTCTCGTTCAGAAGACATTTGCATGAGCAGGTGATTCAGGGGGTGGCAGGTGGGGTGCTCGACACCTTCTGGCTGAAAGCAGAAGCGGCGTCGAGTTCTCCAAGGTAAGTGGGCAAGGCATGGGTGGGCGTGGCGAGTCCCCGCTCGACGAGGATCAGGTTCAGAAGATCGGAAGTTTGCCATACGAAGGCGGTCGGGCGGTTGTTTTCGTATTTCCCCGTCATTTCCAAGTACACGACAGAGCCCGGGGGCATGAAGTACTCAAGAGACTTTATGGCCGCAGCGTTGCGCTCGGGCAATACCTGAATGTTGGCCAGACGAATCTGCGTAGGGACAAAGTTCATCACGCCCTCTATCGTTTGCCCGTCGGCAACCTTATCCACCCTGAACGCCACCAGGGGGGCAGTTTCAGGCAGCCTCAAATCAGGGGCGCTCAACATTTGCTTCACGGGTAGCGGACCATCCAACACGCCCGCCCTGGGAGTTGTGTCGTCAATCATTTTCTGGATTCTGACTTTATAAGCGCGAGCATCAGACGGATTGTTCAAGTCGTAGCACTGCTGAACCCGAACGCCAGCAATCGTTGGATAAAAACAGCTCATCGTGCCCAGGCTCGTGCCTGAGCACCCTAAAAGAAGCAAGGCAATCAGTTTTCTTATCATATCTGGATGATATAGCCGGATTTCTCTGAAAGCTGGGCATTTTTGTGTTTTACGAGGGGGTGACTCATGGCAGACCTGAAAGACACGCTACAGCTCGACGTTACCCAGTATCTGAAGCAGCTCGACACCGTAGACAAGAAGATCGGCGACCTGTATCGCCCCCGCCCTTCGCCGCCGCTGCCGCCTGTTCCTCCTCTGCCGAATGGCGGCGGCGCTGGTGGCAACGGCAACCGGGGCGGGCAGAGCGCGGCGCAGAAAGAACTGACTGAACTGGCCAATCGACTCAAGATCGCGCAGAACGAGATCAAGCAGCTTGGGGCGGCGGCCACACCGGCCCAGCTCACCGCCTATGCCCAGCAGCTGGCCACGATTACCACACGTGCTCAGGCTCTTGGCCCGGGCCTGGCTGCTGGCAGCCGCGAAGCCCGGAATCTCAGTGGGCTGCTTCTCGGCCTTCAGGGCACAAGCGGACAGGTCGGCGCGGCCCTCAATGCCCTGGCACAAGGTCCACGCCCGGTCAACGATCCGGCCTTTCTGCGACAGCTGCGCCTGGAAATCACCAGCGTCAACAACCAGATCGCCACCGCGCGCAACAACTTCATCCAGCTCGACGGCGCGGCCACTCCCAGGCAGATCCGCGAACTGGTCAGACAGATGACCGATCTGAAGACCAAGGCGAACGATCTGGCCCGTGGTCTGCCGCAGGGGAGCGAGGAGCTGCGCCGCCTTTCCCTCGCCGCCGCCACTGCCGAGCGCAGCATCGCTGGTGCCACTGGGCAGATCAGCCGCCTGGGTCTGGCCTCGCAGGTGCGCTTGGGCACGACGGCGAGCCTGAACGACTTCCGGGGTCAGTTTCAGGGCGTGACGAGCGGCATCACGAACTTCGCCAGGTTCACTGACACCGCACGCCTGGCGTCGGCACTGTTCGATTCACAGCTGCGTCGCCAGAACATCGGATTCGACGAGGGACAGAAAGCTGTCACCGGCCTGAGCAACAAACTGAAGATCCTGCCCAGCCAGGCGCAAGACGCCATTCAGGTGCTCTTGCGTAACGGATTCGACCTGAATCAGGCTGTTGATGTTTTGAGCAGGGCTGGCGCCTCTGCAATTTCACGCGGACGCACTGCAGCCGACGGCGTCGATCTGTTTTCGCAGGCCATTCAAAGCCAGAGCAGCACCATGCTCAACTACATCGGAATCGCTGGCAACCTGAGTGATTTCTACGTGCAGTACGGCAAACAGATCGGAAAAACCTCCAATACCCTGAATCAACAGGAGAAGGCCCAGGCGGCGGTCAACCTGGTCACGAAGGAAACCAACGAGGAACTTGCCAACCTGCCCCTGCTGCAGGCCAGCCTGTCCGGAGGGTTCAGTGATCTTTCGATCAGCTATCAGAACTTCCAGAAAACCATCGGCAAGAGCTTCATTCAGCCGGTGGCTGATACCGTTCAGGGCCTGAACAACGCCGTCTCCTACTTCTCGAAGCTCCCACCGGTAGTGCAGGACGGCACAGGAAAACTGGTCATCTTCGGGGCAACCACGCTGGTGGTAGCGAAGCTGCTGCTGTTCGGCGTGCAGAACGTCTACGCCTTCAAAGCACAGATCCTCGGCATCGCCCCGGCTGCGGGAGGAGCGAACGCAGCACTCAGCATTTTCGGAGTCGGGATTGGCATCTTCCGGAAGTCGATCCAAGGTGCAGTTGCAGAAATAGGGCTGCTGAAGCTCGGCATCCTTGGGCTGGTCGCCCTCCCAGTGGCAGGCCTGACCGGCTACGCCGTCGGCCGACAGATCGGCGAGCTCGACACTGGCAAAGGCACGGTCGATCAGAACGTCCAGTACGACGTCCTGACGCGCGACCGCACTCTTCAGAAGATCCTGGGCATCAGCCCGGCCGAGTCCGACGCGGCTGCTGCCCAGCTGGCCCGTGATATTGACGGCATCACGGCGAAAGCCGAGAAGCAATACGAGGCGGCACGGGTTAAGGGGGGAACCCTGTATGCCAGTTACATCAGGTCTGCCGGCAATGCCCGGGAACTCAGAACCGATGCCACGGCCCGCTACAACACAGCGCTAGAGACTGGCGATACGGCTGGCGAGGAGGCTGCCAAACGTCAGATCGATCTCCTCAATCAGCAGATCCGCAAGATCGACCAGGCGGCCGCAGCTCTCCTGAAAAAGAAGGCCGTCACCAAGGCCGATGAAACCTCGACCGTTGCTCAGGACGAGGCCTATGAGAAGCTGGTCGGCTCACTCTCTAACCTGGGCCAGCAGTTCGGAGCGGTCAAAACCACTGAATTCCAGGGGCAGCTGGTCGCCGCGCAGAAGGCCTTCGACACCTTCCAGGGCAACATCACCAAAGCCTTGAAGGCCGGAGACATCACCGCCAAGCAAGGTGCGGCCCTTCGGGAACAGTTCAGGACAGGTACGCAAAACATCGTCCCCAACCTCGTGCAGCGCCAGCTCGACAGCAACAAGGAGGCCACTCTCACCGGTCAGCGCGATCTGGAAGCGGCCCGGATCGCTTTGATCCGCGATGCCCGGGGCAAGCGCGAGGGCGAGCTGACCATCGAAACGGAGCGTATCCGCGACGAGTACAAGAAGCGGATCGACGAGGCCAACCAGAATGCGGGGGCCAGGGGGCTTTCTACCGGCCAGGGCAAGGCGCTGGCGGCCGAGGCCGTGCGCCTGGAAGGCGAGCGTGACGAGAAGATCCGGCTGGCCCGGGAGGGGGCGAACCGCGAGCTTGAAACTCTGGAGCGCGAGTCCCAGGGCAAGGTGCTCGATGCCCAGCGGGCCAGCCTGCAGGAACAGATTAATGTCATCACCACGGGTACGTCGGAGCTCGAGCAGCAGCGTGACCGAGCATTGTCCCGGACGTCCGACCCGGGCCGGCAGTTGGCCATCGAGCGGCAGTATCAGACCCAATTGCTGGATCTGAAGCGGCAGGGCATCGAAGCGAACCGGGTGCTGGCCGAGCAGGCGGCCACCCGGCAGCTTTCGGATGACCTGTTTGCGGCAAAGGATGCTGGCGACCGGCGGGTCCAGCTGGAGACCGAGGCCCGAGACCGCTATGCCCTCGCCATTCGCGCGATTGAAACCGGCGCCCGAACCCAGACCAACGTGGAGGTACTGGCCCTAGAAACCCGCCAGAACGAAGCCCTGGCGAAGATCTACCAGCGCGACGTGGAACGGGTATTGAAAGGCATCAAGGATGTTGAGGGGGCGGAGCTGATCAGCCTGAAGCGGCGGCTCCAGGCTCGACTGGCGACTGCACAGGCTTCAGGCAATGCCCCACTCCAGCAGGTGGTTCAAGGGGCCCTGGACACCGTCACGGGGCAGATGGTGCAGAACGCCTCGGACTTTCACGATCGTCTGGTGCAGAGCCGGCAGGCGGCAACCGACCTTCAGGACAAGCTGGCCGACGTGGCTCGCACTCCACTCCAGAAGGCCGAGCACACCGCCGCCAGCCCGTTCAATGACATCCTTAAAAGCGCCCAGGGCGACCTGGACACCTTGCGAAAAGCCTTCGGAAAGATCGCCGACCCAACCCCTGAGCAGGTCACGGCGTTCCGCAGCCAGCAAGCCACCCTGACGGGGATCATTCGCGGAGCCAACCAGGAGCGCAATCAGGCGATCCTGACGGCCGACCAGACCTTCTACCGAGCCCGAGACGACAAGGCCGCCGAGGCCGCCCTCAAGCTCGGCAAGACCCAGTTCGACAACGAGACGCTCACCGGAGCTGGGTACACCCGCCTCCTGAACGCCGATCGCCAGTACTGGACCCGGCGCCTTGCGGTAGCGGTGAAAGGTTCGGCCGATGAGGACACGGTTCAGCAGCGGCTGGCCGACAACCAGTCGGAGCGGGACCGCATCCGAGACGTGACGCTGGCTCGGCAGACTGATGGCCGGTCGCTGACCCGGGAAGAGCTGGAGTCACAACTGGCTCTGGCCAAGACCGAGGCTGAACGCGTTCGGCTCCGGAAGCAGCTGGTGGATGGGGACAGCACGCGGCTCGCGCAGGTGGACCGCGAACTGGCGACGCTCAATGCCACCGGCGGCAAGATTGAGGACATTCGCAAGCTGGAGCGCGAGCGCCTAACCTTGCGGGGCAACCTCAATACGGCGACCGAGGAGGGCCGCCAGCGAGATGCTGACAGCCGGACCTTCGTCCGCGAGCAGCTGGTCGGAGAACTGGCAATCACCAAGACTGAGGACGAGCGGGCCCGCCTTCGAGGGCAGATCCTGGCCGGGGATCGCCTGCGGCTGCTGACCGTTCAGACCGAACTGGCCGGGCAAATCGCCCTGGGTGGGCCAGTCGAGCGTATCCGTGCCCTCAAGGATGAGCAGCTCAAGCTCGAAACGGACATCAACACCCAGCAGGAAGAACAGCAGCAGCGAACCGACAAGCTGGTCGCCTCTCAGCTCAGCCTGGCAGCAGCCGAAGGGCAGCGGCAGGCCGCCATGGCCCGCAGCAATGCCGAGGTGGCTGCTTCAAAGGTGGCCGCTGTAGGGCAGGCCTCGCAGGACCTGGGGGATGTGGACGGTCGAATCGCCAAGGCCCGAGCAGATGGGAAGGCCCAGTCCGAGATCAATGACCTGCTGACCGAACGCGAAGGCAAGGTCACAGCGCTTTACCAGGCGCAGCGGGATGCGGCCCGCTTCGGCGTCGAGGTGGCTCAGCAGCAGCTGGACCTGGACGAGGCCAGAGTCCGAGCGGTGGCTCAGATCACCGGGTCGGCGGATGACGCGGTGGCCAGCGCAGTGATCGACCTCGACGTGACCCGGAAGCAGGTCGAATTCATCGACCAGCAACTGGCCAACCGGGACAAGCTCAAGCTCACAGACACCGATATCAACGACCTGCAGGTCAAGCGCCTCGGACTGCTCGGACAGGAGGCCGAACAGCAGCGCAAGCTCATCGAAGCCGAGCGGCAGCGGCGGGATCTGATCGAGAACGTCAACCTGGGCGCCGGGACGCTCGGACGGGAAGCTGCTGGTGGGAGTCCAGGCACCCGCGCGCTGTCGGACGCCGAAGGCGCCGTGGCCGATGCCCGCACCCGGCTTGCTCAGGCGACCCGCGCCTACAGCGAAGCCCAGGCGGACCTGAGCAAGAATCAATCCAGCAGCAACATCCAGAAGTTCGGCCAGGCCCAGGACGCCCTCACCAGCCAGATCGCCAATCAGCGGAAAGCCGTCGAAGGGCTGGCCTCGGCCTACCGTGGGCAGCTGTCCAGCATGGACGGCGTTCGGGACGCGACCGAGAAACTGCGGGCCGTGGTGCCTGGGAGCACACCGGACGGCAAGATCGCGCAGGGCGATGAGGGACAGGCCTACGAGCGCCTGTACGCCATCCAGGCCCGCCGCGATCAGGCCCTCAAGCAGGTGCAGGAGGCCATCAGAAGCGGAGACGCCAAGCTGATCGCTTCGAGCACCCAGGAATTGACTGCTCAGCAGGATCGCTACAACAAACAGGGTGATCTGCTGAAGAAAAACGGCTTGCAGTTCACGCCGTCCAATGACACCGGCCTGAAGGACACCCTGAAACAGCTCGACAAGTTGGGTGTGACGTACGACCAGGAGGCCATCAACCTCCAGCAACGGGCGGCGGCCGCGGACAAGGAATCGGAAGCGGCCATGACCTTCAGCTCGGCCACCGACCGCCTGCCGGACATCTTCAGCACCGGCGCCCAGCAGATTCAGGACGCGATCTTCCGCGGCGTGAACTACATGCTCCAGTCGATCCGAAGCCCCACGATCAGCAGTCCCACCGTCCCGGCCACGGCGGGCAGCACCTACTCCAGAGGAGGCGACACCATCACCTACAACGTCGAAACCCACGTCCACCCAGCACCGGGCCAGCAGCTGGGCCTAGATGACGTGCAGCGGGCGGTGGAACGGGGCATTGATGACCGCATTGGGGCGGCCCGGCAGCAGAAAGCCTGGAGCGCCAGCAACTGTAAGCCTGGTGGCGGCTGATGCCCCTCTTCCCGCACGTGTTCAGGGTGCAGACGCCGGGCGGCCTTGTCGATCTGGCGGGCTTTGAAGTGCCACCAGAGGCGGTCGTCAGTACGGTCGAGCGGCCGGCCGAGGTGGTACAGCTGATCGACGGGCGCGGCGTGCCGCGTGTGGCCAGCAGCAGCACACTGACCCGCCTGCGGATTTCCAGCCCCGAGGGCTTCGGGTTACCGGGCGATCGCGCAGCGCTGCTGAAGCAACTGCACATCGGACACAGCTGCACCGTGACCGAGAACCTCACCGACCGTGAGGCGCTCACCGTCTGGACGGACGCCCTCGTTTGGGTCGCCCCGGTCGTGACCCGCATCGGGTACGACCCGGGCACGAACACCGAGTACTACAGCTACCAGCTGGAATTCATCAGCACGGAGGTCTCATGACGAAAACCCTCGCATTTCTCAACCCGGACGGCTCCCCAATTGACAGCACCACCTTCGGGAGCGTGCTGCCCGGCACGAACTCGGTCAGTCGCTCACTGATCCTGCAAAACACCGGCAACGAGTCGATCCCGAGCGTCCGCATGTGGATCGAGCAGGCGTCCACCGCAGACGGCGAGTATCACGCGACGGTGGGCAGTCTCGCACTGACTGGCACGGCTCAGGAGGTGCTCAGCGTGCCGCTCGATCCGGGCGCGAGCGTCGCCCTGACCGAGTACGTCAGCACCCCGGCTGGCCTGAGCAACACCGGCCCGGACAGCGCCACGCTCGTCTTCGAGTTCGATCAGTAACACGCCACCGGGAGGTGAACCATGCCGATCATTCTGAGCAGACCCCCGGAGAAGTTTCGGGGAACGCGGGCGGTCACGTGGACCTCCCGAGCGGTGGTGCAGGGCGAGCGCCTCGTCACGTGGACGTCGGCGAGCACCGTGCGCGGCGAGCTGGCCGTCACGTGGACGAGCGTTCACCCGGTGCAGGGCACGCGTCAGCTCACGTGGTCGAGCGCCCGGGTCGTGCAGGGCGCCAGGCCGATCACCTGGACCAGCAGGCCGACCGTGGTGCGCGGTACCCGGACCGTCACCTGGGAAGGCAGCCGCCCGGTCCAGGGGCGCCGGACCGTCACCTGGAACGTGCCTGACGCCTGGCCTGTACGGGTGCGGCAGGGCCAGCGCGCCCGCGTGCCCTCTATCCGGAGCAACGCCGGGCAGGTGGTCAGTGCGCAGTACTCGCACACTGGCACGCGCGAGTCGCTCAACCTCACCGTCCTGGGGCGCGTCACTCCACAGGTGCAACTTTCCCTCACCGTGAGCGACGCCGGCAGCGTGTCGGTGGTGCTCGACGGCGACCTGTTCCAGTACGAGCCGCGCCGCACGCCGACCGGTTGGGTCACGACCCTGCACGGCTACAACAAGGCCGCCAGCAGGCTCGGCAGCGTGCGGCTCGACGAGCTGATTCCCTGGCAACTGAGCCCGACGCCACTGCCCGACCGGCGCGTGCCCTGTGCGGCGAGACTGAAACCGCAGTCGACGAGCGTCTCGGGCATCGTCACCGAGGCGTTCAAGTCGGCGGGCATGCTGCTCAGCTTCCCGGCGCGCGATCCGTTCACTGGATTGACCTTCGAGGAGGGCACGCGGGAGTATTCGACGCTCAACAAAACGCCCGATCAGGTCTTCGCCGACACCTACGGTCAGATCGGCTGGGCGTACGTGGTGCGCGGGCAGATCGCCGCCGCGCTTCCGGCCGGGGGCGGATACCTCTCCGGCACCGTGAGGGTGGACGATCTGGCCGACCTGTCCCAGCGCTTCGAGGCGGCCAACACGCCGAGCCTCGTGACCGCGACCGGGGCGGATCTGCTGATGGACAAGCCTGACCTCATTCAGCTCGTCTCTTCGGCTCCCGACCCGGCGAGCCTGCAGCGCGAACTGCTGCAGGAGGCCGAGTGGTTCGTCACCACGGCGACCGACACCGGCGAGACGATCAAGGGCTTCCGGAAGAGCCTGGGCGTGATCGTCGCGACCGCCGAACTGACGCGCAGCGACGTGACCGTGCAGGAAACGGTGGACGGGCAGCTTAAGACGCGAACCTTCAGCCGGGTCGTCACCGGGTTCACCAGCACCGAGACGACCTATGACCCGTCCTGCACCGACGCGGTGATCCGGCAAACAACCATCAAGCAATCGTTCAGCTACACACTCAACACCGACACCCACTCGCGGGTCTTGAGCGGCCCCGGGTTCATCGGCGGCTACGAGGTGGGCACGCCCCTGGGTGACGAGACGCAGACGGTCTTCCAGACGTACAGCCCGGAAGGCTACCTCGCCTCCCGCACCACCAACACCCAGAAGCTCGTCAGCGTGAAGCAGGAGAACGCCGACGCCGCGCCGAAGGACCGGGGCGAGATCACGCCGAACGAATACCTCGACACGGTGCTCAGCGAGACCTTCCAGCCGACCGGAGGCGGCGACTGGCTGCGCCTCTGGAATCTCTCGGGAGCGCAGCAGGTGCCGCTGTACGACGCCGAGAGTGGCGACGCGGTGCGGCTGAGCACCAAAGGCGGCGCGGTGAACGGCGGGCAGGAGACGCTCGACAGCGCGCCGCCCCAGGTGCGCTGCCCGGACCCCTGCGCGGGCCGGAAGGCGGCGTACCCGCAGGTGGCGCGGCGCTCGGTTCCGGACGGCCGCGAGGGGCAGGAGGTGAGCCGGTCGCTGCCGTTCGTGGAGAGTGGTCAGCTGCTCGACAGCTTCGCGGCCGGCATTGCCGAGAGCCTCAGCCCGACCGTGGGCACCGACGCGACGCTCGCCTCTGTGCAGGACTGGCGACCCGGCACCACGCTCGGCGGTGAACTCGACGGCGTGGTGGAGTCGTACACCCTCGACGCGGCGGCAGGCATGGCGACGGTCAAGCTGACGGCCCGGAAGCTCAACCCCACTGGGAGTGAGGCGCTGACCGGCGAGACCGGCCCGGGGCCCTACCGGGACCTCGTGACATGGCGACTGCCGGGCGGCGTGGTCGTGAACCATTTCAAGGGCGTGAAGGACAACGTGCCGCAGTTCGACCGGGTCTTCGTGCGCGTGACCGGGGCGAACCTGCCGAACCCAGGCGACGAACTCGAGTGGCGCCGAGATCTGCGCTTCGGACCGACTGCAACAGGCAACTACGGGAACTGATCTCCGGACATCGAACATCGAACACAGGAGGTGAACCATGAAACGACTGACCGACGCCGAGGTGCTGCTGAGGCTGCTGGGCGAGACGTGCGATTGCTGCTGCGAGTGCGAGCACCAGCAGGGCACGGCGACCCGTACAGAGGCCGCCCCGGCGCGGCCGCAGATGTTCAGCAAGAAGATGCCGCCCCTGACAGTGATCGACACCGATCAGCCGTTCGTGCCCTCTTATCCCAGCTTCGACAGTCCTCAGCGAGCAGCGAATCTGGGACTGCCCCACATCCCACTGTTGATCGATCCTGACCCGGGGAGCGACAGGGCGCACGAGGGCCGCTTCGAAGAACTCCAGGTGTCCGGCTCCCTGAGCAACCGAACGATGGTTCTGAACGACGGCACGGTGACTGGTACCGGCTCCATCGGCAACGGTCCACTCGTCATCGATCAGGACGCCCGCACGGTGCTCGGTGGCCCGCGCGAGTTCACGAACTTCGAACTCGCGGGCGCGCCGATCACCGGACTGGTGGTAACGCCCACCCAGAACGGCTCGCCAGGATACGGCGTCACGACGGCGCAGCCTCAGGCGGGCTACCCCGAGCAGGGTGGCCAGGACGTCCCGCTCACCGACACCTCGGGGAACAAGACCTCTCCGACTGGGACACTGCCGAGATACAACCTGCTCGACACCCGCACGTACCTCACCCAGTACGAGTGGCAGGACGGCATTGACTGGGACGGCCGCCCGGTTCGAGCGACCGAGCCGACCGAGACGGTCGATTCCGGCCGTCGCTTGCTGGCGAACGTCTCCGCCACGGTGCATGTCCGGTATAACTCGCCCGACGGCAGCCAGATCAGAGAAGGAACTGCCACCGCGACCCTGTTCCAGCAGCGCTGGCTGGGGCACGCGGTCACGCTTGAGGGCGGCACACCAGGCTTCTCGACGGTCCAGGCCCCCAGGCTCTACGGCAACGCCAACGTCGATGGGAGCGGCGCAGTGCTGATCTCACCCTATGGCCTGAGCAACACTACGGGCACGTTCCAACCGCTCTCACCGAACGACCCGGGAAGCCGGCAGCAGTTCGCGGTCCCTGAGGGCGCGACGATCACCGGCACCAGCAGGGACGGCAGTGATACCCAGGTGCTCAGCACGGCGTACGCACCGCTTTGGGTGCAGGTCTTCGCCAGCGAGCTGCTTCCGAAGCTTGGAGAAGCTGAGCGGTTCAGGCGCCATTTCAAGGGCCAAGGCATCGAAGTCTGGGGCGACGCCCGCACGTGTACCGGGCTGGCCGCGGGCAATGTGCAGGACCTGACCGGGGGCGCCGAGCTGCGGGTGAATGGCCGGATCTACCGAGCGGGAAGCTGGGCCGCGATCCGCGTGCGCCAGCCGGACGACAGCATGAAGATCTGGGTCCTGCACCTGGACGGCGTGCTGACCCGAGAGATTCTGGGTGGGCAGGTCAGCAGCTGCACACTGACTGAGCTGATGACGATCTGCCGCAGGCCGGATCTCGCCCCGCTCTTCCTGAAAATCGGGGTGCTGCACACCAACTGGCCCCATGACCGGGCCGCGCTCGAGACCAGTGGGCCGACGCTGCATCTCACCGACTGGCAGCCCTGGCGGGACGCCACCCGGCAGGAATGGGGGGCCGCCCAGGCCAGTCGGCCGAAGTGGGCCGAAATGATCACCGCCGAGACGAAGCTGCCGCCGGTGCCGCCTTTGGGACTCGCGCTCGCGGACGCGGCCACCACCGGGCAGTGGGACGCCGTGCCCCGGAACGGCAGCCCGCACCTGCTGCCGACGATGGTCGAGGTGTACAGCAGGGCGAATGGTTGGCAGGTCAGCAGCGCGGCACTCAGTGCACTGGCCAAGCCGCTCGCCTATCCCGGCGTGACCCCCAAGCTCGACGACCGCACCAGCGCGAGCGGCCGCCTGCGCGTGACTTACCCCGCTGCCCCCTGGGCCCTGGCACAGCGCCGCCTGGTGCTGAGCGCCCGCATCCGGACGCCGATCAACCCGGTGATCGTCAGCGGCCTGAGTGTCGACCCGCTGATGCTGGGCCGCGAGGTGCAGACGAAGGCAAGCAGGCTGCTGCCGGCACGCGGTTGGCATCCGGCGGCACTCAACGTGCCAGTCGGCTACGACCCCACACAGCCGCTTGTGCTCGAACTCGACACCCGGGGGCAGCGGCTCTCGCGGCTGCTGCTGTCTCTGGTCGGGCCGGAGAGCGGCGGTATCGAAACTTAGGAGATCCATGAGACAGACCACCAATCAGCTCACCCTGCAGAGCTACCACCTGACGATCGCCGAGGGCCTGCTCGCCGGGCAGACGCTGACCGGCACGCCCGGCTGTACGGTGACGATCAACGGCGCGGCCCCCGCCCTGCCTTACCTGCTGAAAGTCGGGGACGTGCTCGCGGTCACGCACAACGCGGGCAGCGATCTGTCCGGGTTGACCCTTCTGGCGGCCCTCGTGCCCGATCCTGCCACTCCCGGCACGCCGGCCGACCCTGATCCCTCGCAGTGGACCTGGAGCGACACCTTCAACCGCACCTTCCTGGGCGGCGACTACACCCCGGCGCTCAGCTCGACTATCGACGGCGATCAGGTGGCAAGCATCAACGCCAGCGCATTGCTCCTCGGTCAAAACGTGCTCGTCGCCAACCAGGGCGGCCAGGGGACGACGCCGACGATGGACTTCGCCCGCGTGCGGCTGGGTGCCGGACGCTGGAACAATCCGAGTCCCAGCGTTCAGTACGACTGCTCCTTCACTATTGCCACAGGAGTCTATGCGCTCCCGCCCGTCCTGGGCGTGCGGATCGTGGGCGCGTCGAAGTCGCTGACCTGGGACGGCACCCATCTGATGTGGGGCTCGGTGCAGCTCGCGCGGATAGCCGATCTGATGCAGCCGGGCACGACGTACCGCAACCGGCTGACGGTGGACACCGCGAGCGGGCGCATCCAGATCTCGCGCGACAGCAACGGCGTCGTGGATGTGCCGCTCCCGGCAGACTGGGCGGCGTCGATGGGTGGCCAGGGGCTGGTCGAGCTGATCCATGAGACGTCACCGGTCAACACCGGTGCCGGCGTGAACACCTCGTACACCCGCGCGACGTTCGACAACTTCGCCGTCAGGGACGGCTCGGGCAACAGTCAGCAGAGCACCGGCAGCACCGGGAGTCAGGTGCACGTCGGCACGCTCTGGCGCTTCGCGGACGGGCCGCCCGACGATACGGTCGGAAACGATACCGATGTGTGGGTCGAGGGCAGCACCGGCTCGGTCTATCAACGGGTGAACGGCGCCTATCAGGTGCAGATCAACCTGCGGGGACCGCAAGGCGAGAGAGGCGAGCCGGGCCTTCCGGGCGCCTCCGGTGGCGGCGTGGCGCGGCTCAGCTCGCCGGAGGTCGGCTATCCGAGGGTCAGGGGGAACGGCGGCTTCTCAGGCTCGGTCACGCGCGGCGTGCGCAACGTCTCATTCACCTTCACGGCAGACGTCACGCTGGCCGCCGAGGGGCTCATCATCGGCGGCGTCGATCAGCTCGGCGCCCAGGGCATCGATTCGGCCTACATCCAAGACGCCGACGGAGTGGTGGTGGCTTCCGGCGTCGGCTCGATCAGCACCGAGGCCGACACGCTGCGCATCACATTCGAGCGGGTCGCCAACCTGCCGCGCGGCACCTACACGGCCGGGATCGGCTTCTCGGACGGCACGCGGCTGGTGCTCAGCAGCCCGGTTCAATTTCTGGCGGGCGCCGATTCGTTTCAGGTGGACGGCGACACCTCGCGCGCGCCCACGGTGGCGCTCCTGTCCAACCGGGGGAACACGGTCGGCCAGCTCGGGCTGCTCTCGATGCGCGTCGTCAGTCAGCCGACCCCCTACCCGGCCTGGACGGACGGCGCCTTCGAGCTCGTCGCGCCCGCTGGCGGGACACCGTACCTGCGCACCCGCTCGGAGGGCGTCGATTACACGCTCACTTTCACGCCGGTCAGCAGTGGCGGCGGGGGCGGCCAGGAATCGTGATCGATCAGTCCCGCTTCGGCGGGACGTTTCTTGCATCTGGGAGGCAGTTATGAATGAGGCACCGACGTACATCTGGACGCCGCTGGCCAGCGAAGACCAGCCGTTCGTCCTGGACACGCCAGCCGTGGTCCGGTACGGTGCGGACACGCGCTGGACGGAAAAGACGCTGGCCGCGGGGCGGTACACAGCGAACAATCTGCTGTTCGGTGATCCGGCGGTGTTCACCTACAAAACCGCGCAGATCCGCCAGGCCGTGTCCTGGGTTCAGCTGGCCGCGGAAGGCCAGCCGTTCACGCTGACGGCCGCCAGCACCGTCCGGTACGGCGTGGACACGCGCTGGATCGTGCTGGACCTGCCGCCTGGCACGTACGCGGCCACGAATGTCCAGTTCGGCCTGGACCCTGCCGTGGGCGTGGTGAAGGCCGTCTACCGGCGCGCGCTGACCAGTACCGTTCCGGCGCCAGTGGCCCCGCCTGCGCCTGTGATCATCCCGCCGCGGCCGGCGCTGACCGTGAATCAAAACAGCGTCACGCTGTCCTGGCCGATGAATCCGCTGTTCGTGTCCTTCCGGATCTACCGGCAGCGCGGCGGCCGGACGTTCCTGCTGGTCGGGGTGACGCGCCAGCCGGTCTTCACGGACCAGCGCCTACCGGACGGGGAACGCGCCAGATACCAGGTGTTCGGCGTGGAAGCCAACGGGAAGGCCACGCTGATCTTCGACGGCGCCGGCCAGCAGGAAGCGCGCATCTGGAAGGACGAACCGCTGGCGATCACGGAAGGCAAGGTGTACTCCGGGAACTACCGGTCCACGGACCCGAAGGTGGCCGCCGTGACCGTGGCGCCAGGCGTGAAAGGCTGGTCGCTGCTGAACACCCGGCTGCGAAGCCGCGGCCACCTGGTCAGCGTCAGCCAGGGCAGCGACGGCCTGGTCCGGAACGTGATCGGCTGGGGCGACCATCCCGGAACGGCCGGGACCACCACCGGGAACTTCGTGAACGCGTACCGGCCGGCCGGCCTGACCGTGGAACAGGTGGACTTCGAGAACGTCACGCTGGGCTACTACGTGAACGGAGGTGGCACGCAGGACGTGAGGCGGCTGGCGTTCCGGCGCTGGCGCAGTTTCAACATGAATTCCAGGCTGACCAGCGCGGACGGATACCTGCCGGTCCGCGGATACGCCGGCCATATCTTCCAGGCGGATCACGTTTTTTACTGTCCGGAATATGACGTCCAGGACGGCGAGGGCATCCAAGAATACGGCGTCGGGATGGTGGAAGACGGAATCAGTAACTACGTGTCCAGCGGCATTCCGTCCAGGCGTTTCCGCTGGGAGAACCTGTGCATCTTCGGCATGTGGCCGTTCGACGCCACCGCGCATCCGGACACGCCGGAAGGCTATAACGCCGGCTGCGGCCTGATGATCGGGGACGGCACGGCGCCGCCGAACGCGACGGACGCGAACGGATACGGTGACGTGATGCGGAACCTGACCATCGCCTGTGGAAACGCCGGGATCGGGGTGGGCGGTGGCAGCCACCAGGACGTCCACCATAACCGCGATATCGCGTCCGGATACCTGCCGGACGGCGTGACGGTCAACCCCGGAATGAACGTGGGCATGTACCTCAGCAGCCAGAACGGCCTGGCCGCGGGAACCTTTGACCAGAACAGCCTGCGCGACAACGCGTCCATGCACTGGTGTCTGCCCGGCAGCAAAAACAAACCGGACGGCGGCGCGTACAACAACGCCTTCGACCAGTCCGGCGCGGACCCGGCGCGCGGCAACGTGGCCGCCAGGAATGAGTGGCTGACCGGGGACGCCAGCGTGGCGCGTGAACACGCTGAACACCTGGCCTGGCACGTCCAGAACGCCGCGGCCGGGGTCATCCTGGGCGCGCAGACTTCCGCCTGATTCACCTTCGGAGAACACACCACATGCCCATAAAGACTTCCGTTTCCTTGATGCGCCGCGCCTTCAGTTCTGCCATGTGGGAACTGTTCGCCGGTCTGGTCGCGCTGTTCAGCCTGCCCACGGCGTACTCCTTCATGTTCTATCCGGACGTCTTCAGCGTCAGTAAAGGGTATGCACAGCTGGAAAAGATGTTCCACATTCCGCAGCCCCTGGGCGTCTTCGTGCTGGTGGCCGCGCTGCTGGTCCTGCTCGGAATCGGCACTCAGTTGGGCCGCTGGGGATTACTGGCGCTGACGCTGTTCTGGTTCTTGATGGCGCTGGCGTCCCTGGCCAGCGTGGGCGTCAGCGGCGGAACTATCTGGTTCGCCGCACTCTTCAGCTTGGCGCTGTTCGGCTTCCTGCGAAGCGGCGGCGTGCAACGGCCACACCGGAGCCCCTGATGGCGTTCGATCTGACGACCGCGCTGATCGGGCTGGGCACAGCCGCCTTCGGGTTGCTCGCGGGCATCTTCGCGCCGAAGTTCAAGCGCGACGAGACGAAGATGAGCCTCGAAGTTCAGATGGCGCAGATGGCCGAAGGCTCGCAGGAAAAGTATTACGCGATCCTCTCGGCTAAGCTCGAAAAGTACGAGCAGCGCTTCGAGGCGCTGCTCGAGAAGGTCGGCGTTCAGGGCGAAGAGATCGCTTCGCTGAAGGCCGAGCTGAAAATCCTGCGCTACAGCGAGACGGCGCTGAAGGCCGAGAACGGCGCGCTCAGAACCGACCTCGGGCGTCTTCAGGCCGCCCGGGACGCGCTCGACTTCGAGAACGACCAGCAGGGGCAGGAGATCGCCCGGCTGAACGGCCGCATTCAGGAATTGACCCAGAAGCTCACCGAGAACGAGACGCGACTGGCGGCGGCGCTCGCGCAACTCGCCGCGCAACTTCCCGCCACAGGAGGGCCATGACACAGACAGCAAACATCCCGGGCATCACCATCGTCCAGTCACCCGCGAGCCCCACGCATTACGACAAGGGCCGGAACGGACACCACGTCTCGAAGGTCGTCATCCACGTGGCGGACGGCACCTATCAGGGCTCGCTCGAGTGGTTCAGAGACCCGCGGTCGAGTGTCAGTGCCCATTACATCGTGTCGAGTCTCGGGGAGATCGCGCAGGCGGTCTCGGAGGCCGATACGGCGTGGCAGGCGGGCGACTACCTGACAAACGAGACGACCATTGGCATCGAGCACGAAGGGCGGCCGGCGCTCGGTCCCTGGACGCCCACGGCCGCGCAACTCGAGGCGAGCGCGGCGCTGGTGGCGGACATCTGCAAGCGGTACGCGATCCGCCCGAGCCTGGGCAACGTCGTGCCGCACTCGAGCATCAACCCGAAGCACAACTGCCCCGGCCCGACTTGGCCGTGGGCGAAGTACATCCAGATGGTCTCGGCGATCCTTAATCCGCCCGCCCCACCGAGCCCGCCTGCGGTTGCCCCGACCGCGCACTCGCCGGAGACTGGGAAACGCACGATCACCCTGTACGATCCGGCGACGAACAGCCCGGTCGGCCTCGCCTCGCTGATCGACGGCACCTCGAAGGCGTATCTCCAGCGCAAGGGGCAGCCATGACTGAAGTCGATCCGAGGCGCACGGTGCGCGCCGTGCGGGACCGCGTCGAGGGCGGCCTGGGCGGGACCAACGTCTTCCAGCCGGGCGAGATGCGCCCGGTCGTCGACGTGCAGGAACGCCTGGTGGGATTCGTGCTCGCGTGCCCCGGGTGCGGCGAGCGCCTGTCCCTGCGAACGGTCGGCCCGGAGGCGCACTGGGAGGCGACTGGCGACCTCGACGCGGGCACACTGAGCCTCACACCGAGCATTCACCACGAAGAGGGATACGGCTGGCACGGCTGGCTGCGGGACGGTCTGCTCGCGCCCATTTAGGTTCGCCTGACACTTCACCAGGGGCCGCCGAGAAGATCTCGCGGCCCCGTTCATTTCCCTCTGGAGGGACCATGAAAAAGTACAAGAGCCTGTTGTCCAGCAAGACCTTCTGGGCGTCCCTGTTCGTGGTGTTGGTGGGTGCATACACCGAGCTCGCGCACGCATACGGGTGGGATGTTCGCTGGGTGCCCGGCGTAGTCACGATGCTCACCGGGCTCGGGCTGTACGGCATTCGTACCGCCGACTCGACGCTGGTCCTGCCCGGGCAGACCCCGCCGAAGACCGACGACAACGTCGTGCCCTCGAAGGGTCCGCAGTGAACCTGCTCGCGCTGGTCGAGCACCTGATGGGCGCGAACTGGGGCAAGATCACCCCGGGGCTTGCCGTGCAACTTGGCCTGAAGCTCGCGGGCGTCGTGCCAGAACTGCTGCACTTGCCCGCCGACGCGCACCTGAGCCCGGAGGCGCGCCTGAAGATTGAGGACGCCATCGCGCAGTTCGAGACCGAGGTTGGACTATGAAGAGGCTTCTGCTGCTGTCCGTGCTCGCGCTGAGCGCCTGCGCCCCGTCTTCCACGTCCACCCAGGCGACCACCGCCACGCTCACGCTCGATGCGGGCGCGCTCACCCTGTTCAACCCCGGCCCCGGGCCGCTCACCGAGGCGGTGCTGCGCGTCGACGGGCCGGGCCTGATCCTGGGCGCGCCCTGCGCGGCGCGGGCGCCGAACGTGTACGGCTGCGTGCTCGGCACGGTGGCCGAAGGTGCGTCCGTCACGCTGAAGCCAATCCCTGACCCTGCGGGGCGTCTGGGAACGATCTGTGACGCCGCGGCGAACTTCTATCAGGGCGCGGGCGTGCTCTTTCGGAGGGTGGAGCTGCGCTGCGGCGGCAAGCCGTGACGCCGGTCAAATTGGATCTCACGCCGTGGGGGTACAGGGGCGACGCGTTTGTACTCGACATCCCGCTTCAAAGTCCGGGGCCAGGCGGCGAACAGGAGCCGATCTCAGTCGCCGAGGCCGAGACCTTCCGCGACACCTACACCTTGATCCGGATGATGGTCCGGGTCGACGGGGTGCCCGAGCCGATTCTGCAGGCGTCGCACGCGGACGGTGAGCTCTTCATCGACCCGGCGCACGTTCTGGAAGACGGCTCGAGCTGTCCGGTGTTGTCGATCCGGATTCCCAGCTCGAAGACCGGGACGTTCGTCGAGGACGGGGTGTACGACATCGAGCTGGATTACCCGGGTAGCCTCGGGCCATACACGCTCCTGCGCGGGGCGTTCGCGCTGCCCGAAGACGTGAGCTATGACTAGCCCGGTCGATCCCCGGCCGCTCGCTCGTCTGGTGATCGGCCTCGCGCCGGGCGTAACCGTGCCGAAGGGTGTGCCCCTGGCGGGCGGCGTCTTGGTGCCCGTTCCTGGCCGCCCCGGTCGGGACGGTCTGCCCGCGAGTCAGGAGATCCAGCCGGAGCAGGGCACGTACCCCGAGCAGACAGTCGGCGCTCGCCTGCTCGATCTGATCGAGCGCAAGGCTGAGCGCACCGACCTCGACACCCTGCGCACCGATCTCGATACGGTGATTCACCAGCCGCGCGCGCTTGACTGGGCGAACGTCACGCTCACCCAGTCGGCCTATCTGACGCCCGACCACACCGAAGGGGGCGGCACGCTCGGCGTCTACAACATTCCCGACGCGATGCACGGCGCCCAGATCGTCGGCGTGAGCGTGGTGTCCGGGGACAGCAGTTACGCCCAGTTCCAGGCGACGAACAGCCTGCCGCCGACCGAGCCCGGCACCACCTCGGTCTACGAAGACCAGCTCTATGTGATGTACAGCCCGGACGCCGCGCCGCCCGCCACGCTTCAGGTGAGCTACACCAGCACCCTGCCGGCGCTCTATGCCGACCTCGGTCGTCAGATCGCCGACCGGGCCACGCACGCCGAGCTCGCCTCCGCGCTGGTGTCGGCCACGCCCATGCACGTGCTCGAGTGGACGCGCACCGAGAATTACACGCTGTCCAACGTCGTGCGCAGCCCCGAGGGCAGCCCGACCGAGGGCGCACTGGTGTCGGCCGACGTGACGTGGCCGACCGGCGCCACCGGCCGCCTGACTTCGACCGACGCGAACGCCGAGAGCGCGAGCTTCGATGGCTACCGGATCACGTATGCCGCCGACTACTCGGTGGTGCAGCCGCCGCTGGTGCGGGGTGCTGACGGCAACGTGACCAGCGTCCCGCCTCTTGAGCTGACCTTCGAGGACAACTGATGGCACCGACTGACCCGAATCCGATCCCCGCGCTCCGACAACTGCGCACCGACCTGCACGCCGACCTGCTCGAGCTCATCGAGCGGATCGGCGCGCAACTCTCCCCGGCCGACCTCGAGGCGCTCGCCACCGACGCTAGCGTGCAGGCGATTCTGGCGCGGCTCGATCGCCCGCTCACGGTCGATACCGGCCTTACCGGGCTGGCGAGCGAGCAGACACAGGCGCAGGTGCTTCAAACGCTGACCGGGCTGACGGCGGTTCTCGGCAGCACGGACGGGCTGGAGCAGATCGGCGCGCAGCAGATCGCGCTTCAGACGGCACTGAACACGTACATCCAGCAGGTGACGGGCTACACCGATGGCCTGGAGGGGTTGCTCGGCACGCTGGGCACCAACACGGACGGGATCGAGACACTCCTGGCGCAGCTCGGTGTGAAGGATGACAACGTGCTGGGCAAGCTGGAGGCGAACCGGGTGCTGCTCGACGCCGTGCGCCAGCTGCTGACCGGGACCCTGTCTATCGGTGGGACGGTGGCGATCAGCAACCTGCCAGCTACGCAGCCCGTCAGTGGCACGGTCGCGGTGAACAACTTCCCGCTGGGCTTCACGGTGAGTGGGATGGTGGCCGTGAGCAACTTCCCCGCCACGCAGCCGGTGTCTGGGACAGTGAACGTCGGCAACTTCCCGGCCACGCAGCCGGTCAGCGGAACGGTTGGGATCAATAACTTTCCGGCAGGCTTCTTGGTGAGCGGCGCGGTCAGCGTCACCAACTTTCCCGGCAGCTTCGCCGTCAGCAACTTCCCGACGACCCAGGCGGTCAGCGGCACGGTGAATGTCGGCAATTTTCCCGCTACGCAGCCCGTCTCCGGGGCCGTGAACGTGAACAATTTTCCGGCCACGCAGCCGGTCAGCGGGTCGGTGAATGTCGGCAATTTCCCGGCCACGCAGCAGGTCGGCGGTTCTGTCAACGTGGGCAACTTCCCTGCCACGCAGGCCACCACGCGCGCCGCCCAGGCCATCGTCTTCGATCCGGGCACGTTCGCGGCGGGCGCGAGCTACTCGAGTTCGGTGTTCCTGAACGGGCGCGTTCTGTACGCGGTGCAGCTCGGCTCGGTCTGGACGGCCGCGAACATCACCCTTCAGCGCAGCTCGGACGGCTCGACGTGGTTCGACGTCTACGACGAGTTCGGCAACGTGCTCACGCTCACGGCGGCGGCGTCGAGGGAAATCGCCCTGACCTCGGGGCCGCTGGCAGGGACGGCGTATATTCGCCTGCGCAGCGGCACGCCGACCGTGACGGTGGCGCAGCCCGCTCTGGTCAGCTTCACGCTGGTCAGTCAGGTCGCATGATCCCGAGAGGCCGACCGAGGCTGCCACCGGGCGCGCTGTGGAGCTACGACTTCGCGCGCCGGAATCTGCTGTACGCCCCCGAGGGGCCGCTCGTCGCCTCGGCCGCCAGAAGCGGCACGCCCGCGATCGCTGATGCGCAGGGCAGCGACGGCTTCAGCGATTGGATCGTTATTCCCGGTGCGCCGACGACCGCCCAGTATTACTACCTCGCATATCCAGGCCTGACGGCGGGCACCTGGAACTTCAGTACCTTCGTGCGAATGGATGACGGCACCGCGCCGAAGCCGGGATTCCAGGGGGACGCCACCGCCGACTTCACGCTCGTCATGAACGGCAGCGCGGGCAACAATATCGCCTCCGGGGTGCAGGACTACGGCGGCGGCCTGTACCGCGTCTGGGGCGTGTTTTCTCTATCTGCTGCCAGTTTGACAAGTAACAATGGCATCGTCCGGTATCTGGGGCAGAACACTAAAGGGTTCAGAGTCACCGGCTACCAGTTGACACTTGGCGCGGCGCTGCTGCCGTACGAGTACCCCGGCGCGGGACAGATGGCGACTGATCGAAGCGTGAGCGGGCGAAACATCTTGCCGAGCGCCGATCTGACCGATCCCGCCTACATCAAAGTCGGCTGCACCGTGACGGCGTACGGCACGCACCCGAACGGCAGCCCAACGTACAAGATCGCGTACCAGGACGCGCAGAGTCAGAGTCCATACATCACCATGCCAGCGGCCACCGATACCGTCGCCATCGCCAGCAAGCGCACCATGCGCTTTCTCATTCGCCGGATCAACGGAACGGCGAATGTGACGTACAGGACTGGCATCGGCACCAGTCCGGCCAATATCACCAGCACGGTCACAGATCAGTGGCAGGAGTTCTACATCACGCAGACCGGCGGCGCGGGCAACACGAGCCGCCAGTTCATTCTCGCCAGGCAGGGAAATACGGGCGTCGATGAGTACGAGGTCTGCGAGGCCATGCTCTATGAAGGCGACTACACGCCGACGTACGAGCGCCCGCGCCAGGGAATGACGATGGGCACGACTACCAGCGGAACGTACGTGGACGCCGCCGATCCGGTCTTCGTCTCGCAGGGGTTGGGCTTCACGCCGTCTGCGAACACGTTCCTCACGTTACCGAGCCAGCGCGGGACGACCGGCCGGGACACGTTCGCGTTCACCGTGCCGGGGCCGGGGAACGCCCCGGCGCAGGTCAGCACGATCTATAACCAGAACCCGCAGGCGCTGACGAAGGGATATATCTGGATCTACCGGAACGCAGCCGGGGCGCTGATCCTTCAGTGGACGGATGGCACGGCGTACCGCACCAGCCCGAGCATTCTCGGCTTCAATACCGGCGACGTCGGCGCCTTCGTAATCGACTGGGTGGCCCTGACGTGGCGGTGCTTCTGTAACGGCGCGCTGGTGGCGAACGGGAATCTCAGTGGCGCCACGATGCCGCTCGAGGCCGGGGTCGGCTATGTCGGGCGCTATCAGGCGACCGGAACGAATCTTGCCGCCGGGGTGCTGTCTGAACTGACCCGCTGGCCGCGCGCGCTGTCTGACAGCGAGATCGTGCAGCACTACCGCTACGCCCGCGCTTCGGCCGGGCGGCGCGGGGCGCTGAACTTCGACCTTCCGGGCGGCCCCTACGCGGTCTGGGACATGCTCGACGGCAGCGGGCAGCTCGCGCGCGACTCGTCGGGCCTCGCGCGGCATCTGACGCTCGGCGCGACGTCGAGCGCAGAGACGACCGATCCGACCTGGGCAGGCGGTGGCCTGACCTTCGATGGCGTGGACGACGCGGCCACGCACGCGCTCACGCTCAGTTGGGCGGCGGGCACGGTGATGATCGCGGGCAAATACACCTTCGTCTCGGGCAGCTCTTCGCGCGTGCTCGCCATCGGCAGCGGCACGGTCAACAACCGGCTCACGCTCTGGAACAGCGGCGACGGAAACCTGTCCTGGGAGTACACCAACAATGCCGGGACGACAACCACCATCGGCCTCACGGTTCCCTCTGGAACGCCGTTTCTGGTGTTTCTGCGCTGGACGGCGGCGGGCATCTCTGGTCAGGTCGGCACGGCGGCCGTTCTGAGCAACGCCGTGACGTTCGACGCCTTCACGCCGACGTACCTCAACCTCGGGAACAGCGTGCAGGCCATCGGCTTGAATCGGCCGCTGACCGGCACGCTCTACTACACGGCCGTCTACGGCCGAAGCCTAACCGACCTCGAGCTGTCCGTTGCCCACCGCGCGATCAGAGGGAAGCTGGCCGCGCGCTCGATCACCATTCCCGCGTAAGGAGCACCCCATGACCACACTCGAGCAACTGTCCGAGCGCATCACCTTGCAGCCCCTTCACGCGCGCATGGCCGCCGCGCTCGCGCGTGTGGCGGGCGCCGACGTGCGCAAGCCCGAGAGCAGTCCCGAGCGCCGCACCTGGGCGAATGGCGTGCTCGCCGATCCCTTCGCCGCCGCCGACGCGCGCGTGATGAATCTTCTCCTGACGAACCCCACGGTGTCCGGCCAGCTCGACCAGGCGCCCGATGGATCGAGCACCCCGGACAGCGACCTGGAGTATGTGCCGGCAGTGGAGATCCTGCCACTGATCGCGCCGGAGTAACCTGCCCGCTTCGGCAGTCAGGTGTCGGACACCTCGCGCCGTCAGGAAGCTGTGACACTGCGTTCGTAAACTGTTCTCAGGATTCCAGATAGGGACTCCATTCATCGACGAAGCCATGGCCTGCGATTCCGCATTAGGGCCATGGCTTTTTGCTAGGGTGCACAAGCCCGATCGCACGGTCGGGCGAAGGTCGAGGCGCTCCCATCCCCAGCGGGACGCGCCTCCCTTTTCTTGCACCCCCCGTGTACTCAAGTGATAGTCGAAGCCCCCGCCCGCGCTGAGAAGCGTCTGGGCGGGGGCGTTTTTATTCCGGTAGCCATCGTCAGCACAGGGCTGTCCACGAAATCCAACCTTTCTGAACTTACGCTTTCTTAAGAAGAAGGTAGGTCTGTCCCTGGTTCACGGCCTGCCACTTCCAGACCTCGCCACTGCAAGGCAACCATTTGAGTGTGGCCTGGGCATGATCCTGACAGGCTGTTCTGGCTTCATACGCCGTGTGAAAGTTGCCGAGCCGTTGCTGTTCGCCATCGTTCGAAATCAATGAGACTTCTATGGGGAGTGCCATGGGATAATGTTAAAACACTTTTTCCACCCCCTTCAAGCGTTGGCGATCCCGCCGATCACCACGCTATCCAACCAATACCGGGCGCGTTTTCTCTGCGCTTCCGACCAGCTGGCCTGGACCAGCTGAGCTTTCCAGGCTTGCCAGACCTGCTCGAGCACGTCCGGCCGGGCATCGAGCGCACGGGCCAGCGCTTCGAGGGTGATCGGGTCCGGATTGAGCAGCCCCTTCCCGCCGAGATCGACCAGGTACGCCTCACTCAGCAGCGAGACCGCTTCCAGCACCGTCCAGTGCATCCGGTTCATCGGCCGTCGATGACCCGGTACCAGCGCTCCACGCCCTCGGCCTCCCACACCCC